GAGGCAGAAGCGTTTATCTCTGGGAGACAGAAACAGTTTAGGGCAGGGTTACATGAAGGTGTTAAGAATCTACGACAGTACATAGTAGATAACTTACACAGCACAGAAGAGAAACACGAAGCACTGAAGAACTTAATAGAGGTGCAGATGTGGTCAGAACGAAGTGCAGATATACATGGTATTAAAAAGTAAAGGGGCCGCTTGGCCCCTCTTCTTATTGTGTTATGTCTCTAACAAAACTTCCGTAGTTCTTACCTAAGTCTATATACAACTTCCTTATGTTGGTCTTGTATATCTCTTTCTCTTTAGGTTCAAGATCAGTACTGCTATCCACTGCATCGAACACCTCATTGATATTCATACCAGCGTAGCCATACTTATCACCTATCTGATCCCATGCTAGCTCAGCGTTAGTGCTTTGCTGTTTACTCATGGCATTGAACTCACCACGTATATACGACTCATAGTCACGTGCAGCTTCAGGCATAGTAGCCATACGTTCCAGTGTATCTTTAGCGTCATCACGTGCAGCACGTATCTGCCCTTTAAGGAACTCACCTAAACGTGTACGCTTATCTGCATCATTAGCAGCGCTAGTATAGTTAGGTGACTGCATAAACACTTCAGCAAACGCAGCTAAGTTACCTTGTAGTTTCTGCTGTGTGAACAACTCCAGTGCTTGGTTCTGTTCACGATAAGGATTGTATAACTTGAATGGGTCAATCTGTAGGCGAGACATCTCACGCTGCAATGCATTCTTTGGTGGTCTACCTACAAAGCCAGTGATCTGCTTAACGATAGGGTCTTGCATCTTGATAGGTCCATCACCAAAGATGTCAAACCTGATAGCATCCTGACGCATGTTATTACCATCAGCATCTTTAGTGTACTGCGTTTGGTAGTATGTACGTGTAGAGGAGTTAGCAAACTCTAAGAAGTTAGCAAGTGTATCAGGTGCAATGCTAATACCTAGTGAGTCTTCTAGTTGTTTGCTGATCTTGTCACTATCAAAGTCTGGCAGGTGACGTGTCACACGTTGTATAGATGACACAGGAATATCGTAGCCAAACATCTCAACAGTAGAGACTGATGCATCACGTGTCTCAGGTAAGTAAGAAGAACGTGGATCAAACTGCCCGTAGAAGTCTTTTACGACTGCTGCAGGATAGGTAAATGAACCGAAGTAATCACCTACCTGATTCAAGAAAGGCTCCCAGCTACCAGCCTCAAAGCCTCTCACAGCGTTGTCTATAAAACCAGTACCAGGACGGAACTCTGTACCACCAAGTATCTTAGTTAAGTCTTTGCTGATCTCTGCTGTAGGTTTAATAGGCTGTCCTTCAGTAACACGTGCAAACAAGTTAGCTAAATATACTTGTGCAGCCATAGGGCCAAACGCTGATTGACCGTCATAAGTCTTACCGTCATCACCCTCAATCTCAAACCACTCTAAGCCTTTAGCGATATTCTCTTTCTGTGTCATATATAGACCGCCAAACATCAAAGCACCAGTCATAGCTTTAGCTGACTCTTCAGTAGTAGCTCCTGTAATACCACGGCGTAGAATAGTTAGACCTGTGTAGTCACTGATGAACTTAGCCTGTGATGCAAGATAACGAGGGAATGGAATAACAGTAGTCAGGCCATAGTTGTGAATAAACTTAATTGTATCTGCTGCAGCACGGTTCATACCACTAGCATCTTTACCACCAAACCTACGCTGGAATGTAAACGCTAGCGATTCATCTAATGCATCGTTAAGTACATCATCAGGTAACTGACTTACTGTACCCTTACGCAGCATGTCCATGACACTAGTGCCTAGCTCTTCGTTACCCATCTGCTTAAGTTGACGGTCAATATTACCAGCAATGATAGCACGTTTAACTAGGAAGTCAGACATAGTGTTAAGTGTGTTAGCTGCAGCACCTGCTTTAGATAACAGACTATCTTTAACTACGTGTGATTCAACTAGTGCAGCATCAAAGAAAACTTTCTGGAACTTCTCTGGTGCTTCAGACTGTAGCATAGTAACTAGTGCATCAGCTACATAGTTATCACGTGTAAGGTACTTCAAGTTATCTAGTGATCCACGGAAAGTAGCGCCACCAGACTTACGTCCTTTAGTTACTGTATCAAGTACAGATTGGTTAAGCTGATCTACAATGTCGATACCTGTCATAGCTACAGAGAATATGTTGTTACGCATAGTTGTAGCTGGCTGAGAAGTCATGAACATACGTCTAGCATTCTCAATCTCTTTGAAGTTTTTCCAGATAACACTCTGTGTATCCTTAGTAGCCTTAGCTATTTCTGTTAAGTCTTCGGCTTTAGCAGGAGCCATACCTGCTTCAAACAAGTCATCGACTTTCTTAGACAATGCTTCTAGCTGTGAACGTCTAGCTGTCTTAGAAATAGCGCTTTGTGTAGCAAGTATTTTAGCAGCCTGTGATACTTCAGCAGCATACGCAGCGGATAGTTGACGTGGTGTCAAGCCATACTGTTTAGCTACATCAGTAAACACTTCTTTGTTCTTACCAATGTTCTCAGCTAACACTTCAGTGATACGTACATTAGGCTTACTGATGTCTGCACCAATACGCTCAGCTAACTCATAGGATGCAGCAGACAAACGTTGTATTGTTTCTTGGCTAAGGCCACCAGTAACACCTTCAGGTAGATCATTGCTTAGTAGGTAGCGCTTAACTAGGTTACCTTCACTTACAAGTTTTTCATCTATAGCTTGTAAGACTGTCTTTGTTGCAGCTTCCATCTTAGCCGCTTTAGCGGGGTCTTTAGCAGCATCTTTTACTTTTTGTTTAGCTATAGCTTGTGCTTCTTTAACACGATCAGCGTTAGCTACACGTCCTTGATCAACAGTCTCAGCTAGCTTCTTAGCTCCACGGTGTTGTAAGGCTGCACCTGCTCCGTATGTCCCTGCGCCTACAGCAAAGCCCAGCGCTCCACTAAGAGCTACTGCGCCTTTGTCTACTTCATAGTCCATATCCATGTCTTCAGCAGCAGATTCACGTATCTTCTGGTTTCCGTACTCAAACGCTGCACCTACTGCACCATCTGCCATACCAGCCACAAGGCTACGCTTAATAATGTGCTTACCTGCTGTACGTAGAGCAGCAAGAGAACCTGCTTTAGTAGCTTGGATAGCAGCAGCACCAGTACCTGCACTACCTATCCCTGCTATAGCAGATGCATAAGTAGAGGGTGCTGATAGTGTACCGCCTAAGTAGTCACCTATCTTCTCAGCACCTCTGTCAAACAGACCCTCACCTTTAGCATTATCAAAAGCAAACATGAGCCTACCAAAAGACTCACGCTGTTTAACATCCACTGAATCATCGTTCATAAAGTAGATGTCTTTAGCTACAGTCATCTCATTTGTAGTTTGATAACGGAAGTGTTCTAACACCTCTGATACTACATCATCAGCAGACATACCTTTAATGTCTTCATCTGTGTAGCCTTTACGTCCTGACTTTAAGAAGGTAATACCATCCTGAAGAAAAGCTTTATTTGTCTTCAGATCAGACAGCTTCTTGTCCTGCATAAACTCAGGAGTAAAGTAAGAGTATTGATCAGCCATAGTTAACCTTTACTGGTTTAATGCTTCATGGATAATGTTTGTAAGGTTTTCTGTACTAACAGTACTTGAAATATCAAGCTTCTCTGCGTTATCACTAAACCATGCAGCTAGTGTGCTTTTAATATCCTCTTTATCTGTAGTATCTGTCTCGTTCTCTTCAAGAAAATCAAGTATATCTTTCATATAAGTTTCAATAAAAGAAGATGTACTTAATATCTCATCTGGTTTTTGAACAGGAGCAACAGCAGCTTCTTTTTCTTCTGCTTCCTCTGCGGCTTCACGTGCCATACGTTCTGCTTCTGTTTCTTCTCCAGAGCTTTTAATTACTGGTGATGCTGCCTGTAAATCATCTCTCTCACGGAAACCTGGCGCACCTGTCATGTCTAAACTATCTACACCATCCCCTTTTTTAACAGGCTGTCCTGCAATAATAGCATCAATGTCTTCGTCTGTTAGCTTACCACCCTTAGCTTCTACGATAGAAATAGCATTACCGTTCTTAATGCTTTCTGCTAGTGTAGCTAGTTCAGCTTCATCATCTACACGTTCAGTAATATCATCTAGCACAGATTTACGGAAAGCATTCATAGCCATATCACTACCACGGAATGCTAATACAATCTCACGTTCTAGGCGAGACATTGCATTACCTGCATCTGTCACACTAGCTTTAAGAGCAGCTTTGTCTTGCCCTTGTGCAGCAGTATATGACGAGAAACTAAGATCGTTAGTAAGATCAGCATCGAATATCTTATCGGAAAGTAGACGTGAGTATTCATTACGTGTAGTCTTAGCTGTTGTGGTTGTGTAGTCATAAGTAACTCCACCTGCACGTGTTACATCACCATATACATCTTCAGGTGCAAACCCAGCTTCCTGCATCTCAAGTAGCTGTGCATATGACAAACCACCTGGGCCTTTGATGTCTTGCATCTTCTCAGCCGCCTGTAGTTGTGGATCATACGCTAGTGCTGCACGGATGAAACTACGTGTTTTAGCACCTTCACTTTTAGGATTACTCTCTTTAGCTAATTCCGCTGCATTCAAACCCATTAAACGTTGTACGCCTTTCTCTAGCGTCATATCTTTAGGTAAGCTTAGCTCCTTTGCTGTATTAGTAAAAGACATAACATCTTCTGCAGTATAACCAACACCAAGACTGCTTTTTAGTTTATCACTCTCAGCATCTAATGTGGCCTGTAGCTTAGGTAGGTCTGTGCTATAAGCCTCTACTAATGCTAACGACTGTGCGTCATTTAAGTCAAATTTATCACGTATAGCTTGTGCTGATTTGAGAACCTGATCAGCTACACTTGTACGTTTAGAATAGTCACGTTTAGCAGTACGAGCATTAGCTAAGTTCTCATCAATAAGAGAAGCTAAAGTCTTTTGCCTTTGTTTAACTTTACTGGAAAACTCTTCACCAAAACCTGCCCAAAATCCTGCTGCCATCTGATTAACCTCGTGCCATTAGGCCACGTTGCATTGGTGGCTCTTCTGTTGTCATTTCTTCTTGTGGTTGTTGTTCTTCCATGTCAGGCATAGTGTCTTCCATGTCTTCCTGCATAGTTTCATACTCTGACTCAGGTTTATCTAATACACCCAGCGCTTCCATAGCCATCTCATAACCTTCGTCACGCTCTGCTTTAGGTGTGTCTTTTAGCATAGCAGAAGCTTTAGCAAGAATAAGCTGACGCTCTTTCTCTTGTTTAGCCTCTTCGTCTTCCTCAAAACCTTCTACATAATTAATACCTGCTTCAGTAGCGATAGTCTTAATGTGTTCGTGCATAAAAGGTGCAATGATAAGACTTACATCTGGGCTATGCCAACCAGCAGCTACACTAGCTGTAAGGATACTCTCAGCCATAGCACGTACTGGAAAACCTACGTCTAACAAGTCTAGCATATTATCTATAACTTCAGGATCGTTAAACTTATCCAAGTGCATAGCAATAGCTTCCTCAGGGTCCACAATCTCAGGAGGGTTTTCCCACGGGTAATTCTTAGGTTCGTCTGTCAAAGACTGACCTGGAATTGGAGCTTTAAGTAATTCCATTGTGTTATACCTTTTGTCTCATAAGCATCTGTAAGAAACTCTCAGCGCTGTGTTTGGCTTCGTTAGGTGCGCTTGTTTTACCTTTGTAATAGCTATCACCTCTTTTAAGACCACGTTTAGGTAGATCATAAGGGATAGGAATAGAAGCAAATTCTTTAGCTAAGTTAAGCTGGAATGTTTCTGCAGCTTTACGTTTCTCTTCTTGTGTCGTAGCTGATGCTAATCCTTCTTTAAACTTAACATATCCACGTTTATTTAGCAAGTGCTCAAATGCTTTATCTTGAGTTTCTACATCAAACACATCATCTTTTGAAATAGCACCTTCTTTAATAAGCTGTTTCATAGTAGGACTAATTATCTGGAACTGACCTAATGCTGTAGACTTAGAGCCAGAAGCTTTCATGCTATCTTGAAACTCTACAATCTCAGCTACAGTCATCTCAGTGATAGGCTTAGGAGGTTCTACCTTAGATAAAAGAGAGACAGTATCATAGCTTTCTGCTTCACCGCCAGTAATGTACTTAAACAGTGGAGCTTCTTTTGCATCAGTAGGATAAGCAAACGTAGCTTCAGCAGAGTCTATCATACGCTTAGCTTCTAAGTCAGTCATCTCTTCTGCAGCATCTAAGCTTTCTAGTGCAGTAGTCTCTTCTGCTTCAAAGAGATAATCCATAGTAGCTGTTTCTTCTTCTGCAGTTTCTCTTTGCTTCTCAGCTTGCTTTTCTGCCTCTTCACGTAGAGACATAGTTTTATTCATGAGAGAACCTACAGATTCCATAGCTTGTGCTGCAGTAGATTGCATAGCCTCTTCTACATCACGTGTTATCTTAGAACTATCACCTGACATAATACCTGAGCCACCACGTCTAGCTCCTTCAGCTATATCCTCTGAAGTAGTACCATAAAAGTTACGTAGTTTTTCTAGTACTCTTTTGTTTAACATTTCAGTCATAGTTTTATCCTAACCACTTTCCTAGAATAGCATCAAATGCGATAGCTGTAAGCTTCCCTTTACCAATATTATCCTGTAGCTTAGTTTGTTCATCTGCTGTAAGTTTAGCTAGAGCAATGTTAGATGCACGATCTGCTGCACTCTCTGCTGAACTAAATGCGAAGCTCATAATGTCACGCTCACGTTGCCAGTACGCATCTAGGTTAGTACTTGTAAAAGCATTCATAGTCTTAGCAAAAGTAAGGTTACTCTCGTTCTGTGCAGCAGTGTTCATAGTAGCAATGTTCTGCCTCCACTGTGCATTAGCTTGAGCGATTACAAGACCGTTCTGTGCATTGAACATATCACGTTGCTGCTGTATCTCAGAGTTAAACTCACGTAGAGCATTGACGCTGTTTACGTTGAACTGGTCCATAGCGTTCTGCTGTGCTGCGTTGAACTGAGATGTCTGTGCAGACAAGTTAGCAAAGAACTGGTTAGTCTGGTTCTCACTAGAAGCGTTGAACTGTGCAGCAGCATTCTCAGCAGCTTGATCTGTGAACAGAGCTTGAATGTTTTGCTGTGCCTTAAACATAGCTGTCTGTTGTTCATTAGACAGGTTAGCCATATCCATCTGCAAGAAGTTCTGAGCATTCTGTACTGCAGCTTGCTGACGGTTACTTAGGTTAGCCATATCTAAGTTAGCTAGTGCAGCAGCCTCTGCCATCACCATAGCTTGACGGTTAGACAGATTGTTTAAGTTAATTGTGTTAGCTGCACGAGAGTTCTCTAACGCAATGTTCTGTTCTGCAGTAAAGTTCATATTAGCAACGTCACCAATACGTGCAGAGTTTTGTACACGAGCTTGGAATGCTTGATCGAACTCTTGACCTAAGAATGTAGCACGTTGTTGTGCAGCAAGCATAGCACGTTGCTGACGGTTTGACAAGTTCTGTGCTTCAAACTGTGCCTGTGTCTGTGCATCCATCTGAGCAATCGGTAGCGCAGCTTCCATAGCAGCTTGAATAACTGCTTGTCCTGCTAAACTAGAAGCGCCTAGACCACGAGCAGATAGATTAGCCATAGCTGCTCTCATAGAACCAGCAGCCCAAGCGGGTGTCTCCCCTCCCTCAAACTGCTGCATAAGTCCTTCTAATTGACCAGCAACAGTAGCTTGTTTAGTTGGTGTAGCTGTAGCAGCTTGTATCTCTTCAGCATACTGTGAAGCTTTCTCTGCATTAGCTGCACCAGAGATAAGTTCACCTTCCTGTATCTCACGTTGTACAGGATTGTCCATCATAATGGCTGTACCCTGAGCAGCTTCCATACCTGACACAGATGTTTGTTCTTGTTGTTGAGCAGTTACTTGTGCTTGATCAGATACAGTACCAGTAACAGGTTGCATACCAGTAGTTACAGCTTGTACGCCAGGAGTAACCATAGTAGGCTGCATTGTAGCTGCACCTGTTACAGTAGGCATACCCGCTTGTTGTACTGTACCTACTGTAGCAGCTTCAGCAAAAGGTGCCTCACCAGGTACTTGACCTGCCCCTGTAGGGATAAAGTCTTCTGCAGTAGGTTGAATCTGTGCAACAGTACCTTGCTGCGGTGTCATAGTCTGACCAAGAAGATCACTATATTGTCCTGCTAGCTGTTCTGTAACGCTACCACCTTCTTGATATGCTTTACGCATGTAACCACCTTTGTTAGCCATTACTGTGCCAATAGCATTAAACTTACGCTTCATACCTTCGCTAGCATTAGCAAAAGCATCTAGTGAAGCATTAGTCTTTGGACCTTTATAGCCATTCATAGATGCAATACGATACTTAGCTTCTAGCATAGTATCTTCTGACATACCACCTTCAGCATAACCGTTACGCATCATACCACCTTGTGCAGCACCAGTAGTTTTACTATATCCTGGTGGTACAAAAGTGATAGGCTGACCGTTAGACTCTGTGACAGGAATACTCTGCCCATACTGGTTTGAGTATTGCACTGTTTGTACTCCTACATTAGATGCACCACCCATACCTGGCATAGTTGAGGTAAGTTGCTGTGGAGTGAACCCTGCTTGTTGTTGTACAGGTTGTTGTTGCTGGAATGTAGGTACAGCAGATAGTCCTGCAGTTTGTAGAGGTGTGCCGAAAGTACCTGTAATAGGTTGCATACCATAAGTAGTACCACCACCCATAGTAGTACCTGTATCTGTGCCTGTTGTAGTATCTGTTGGATCAGTAGCTACAGGTGTACCACCTTCATCAGTAGGAGCACCAACGTAAGTAGTATCACCCCCTGTAGTCGTATCAGTAGTAGTAGTGCCAGTGTCTACACCTGTATCTGTTGGTGTAGTTACAGTAGGAGCCATAGTTTGTTGTGTCTGCTCTAGGGTACGTCTAAACTCACGGTACTCCTCAACTCCACCAAACTGCTGTGCCTCTACAAACATAGCACCTTGTCGTCCTGTAGTAGGCGTAATGCCAATCATAGCACCTAATGCATTTAAGTTATTAAGTTGTTGACCCCAAGCCGCACTTGTACCATCAGCAAATGTGTACTGCAAACCTCCCTGACCAAAACTAATGTTGTTGTTAGGTGTGTTGTATGCTTGGTTTAACGTTTGTAGGTATGACTCTTGTGTCCAGCTAGGACGGTAGTCTTGTGTATCTGTAATTACACCATAAGCTAAAGCACCTGCTAATGAATTATTGATGCTCTTATACTTAGACTGTAAAAACTGTTCTTCCGAAGTAAAAGTGTCTGGCATTCCTGTGTAGAAACCAAAACCTTTATAACGTCCCGTCTTTTCTTGAGTAATAGTTCTTTCAGGTCCACCATTTGTAGAGATAGTACCACCACCAGGAATCATAGACTGCTCTTGTAATCGTCTTAAAAAGTCACTACCTGAATAGTTATTATTTAAAGCCTCGTGCAGTATGTGTGCATTACCTGGAAGACTACCATCAGGCTTTAACTGCTTGTACTGATCCATTGCGTTTTTGACTTTGTTTTTATCTAAGCCAAAACCAATTAAGTCTTTAGGGTCCAGTGTTGTTTGAGTTAGTTTTACACCCTCTGGTGATATAAGCATAAACCTATAATCGTCTGTACCTGAGTAACGCTCAAGTACAATATCAATATCTTTACCGTAAGAAGTAAATACTCTACCTTTATTAATACTTATAGCAGGACGAATGCTACCAGCTAAATTAAAAGCTTCATTACGTCCAGCTTCAGGCATAGCTTTTTCAACTATGTCTGTTAGCATCCGCATATTAACTGAACTTCCACCAAAGTGTTTAGCTTTAGTAGCAAGAGCTAGTAGTGCAGCACGTTGCTCTGCTGTTTCGGCTACCTTTTGACCTATTTGAAAGCTGTCTTCAGCACTAGCAATAGCCTCTTCTCGTGTTTTTCTACGAGCACCCATTTGACCATTTTTAGTTACAGCACGATAACCATCATCATAAATAACATTAGTAACTTCATCTGAGTTAGTAGTAGTACTATCAGCAAGAATACGATCTGTTTCAGCTTGGATGTACTCTTCTACAGAGTTGTATTGCTGCTGTTGTGTGTCAGCGGTAGTACCTGAGTTTGCAGGTTGCTGCCTAGCTTCAAAAGCGTTAGCTAGAAGACGAGCATCATTAGCTGCACTCAGAGGGTTACGTACAGTGGTATTAGCAGTAGTACCATCTGACCATGTAATAGTCCAATTACCTGAACCACCACTTATCTCGTAATCATCTGGATCAGCAGGAACATTACCCTCAGACGTTACTCTTTCCAAGTCATCTTGAATGTACGAAGGTAGATTACCTTGTGCATCGTAGAACTTCTCGTCACCCTCTGGTATAATAACGTTATCTTCTGCCATTTTACTTTACCTTTACTTACCCATTGTCATCCATACCGCACCTGCAATAAATGTCAGGACTCCAACGGTAGCTAATTTTACTATTGTAGACCAGATAGACTTACGTGTGTCACGCCAAGCTTCCAACAAGCTACGCATCTCTGTAATGTCTTTATGTGCATCGTCATCAAGTAAGCCAATAGAACGTAGGGCTTCTTTAGCCCCACGTCTAGCTGCACGATCTAGCATATCTTCTATTTCATCAGGAGAAAGTTTGATGTCACTCATAGTTTAACTCATAAATGCTTATTTGTCAAGACTTAACAGGCCAATCATCATCGGCAATATTAGGCCACGTATCTAAGTCTGACATGTCACGCAACTCTTGGCGGTAGGTAGCCCAAGCTGTCTTGACCTCATTGCTGAGAGGACTGTCATTCATCTGCGTCCAATCGCTGTCAGCTAATAGCTTGTTGCGTGTGGTGCGATGACCTTCGGCAGTGTTTGCATCCAACCCCGCCTGATAAGCTGCTTCATGCTCTGCCTTAGTTGTCGTAACGCCATCCTCATCTGTGGTGTCTGCGAACATGTCACGGGCAACGTAGTTTTCCACCCAGTTACCGTTGGCATCTTGGACAACACCATCACGCACTGACGTTTGGTATGCGCCTACGGTAGCCGCAGGTGACTTTAGCACAGGGTCTAGGTCTAGTGCGTCTAGGGTTGCCGCTTTCCATACACGAGGTAGGGACATGTTGGCGAACTCATTGCGCCACTGCCCTTGGGTCTTTACGACACCTGTTGTTCTGTTTCTGTATTCT